TGTCAGGATCAAAAGAACCTGATCTAAGTACTATAACTAATCCAACAAAATCAATTGATGAATCAATTATCACGGAAATTGGGAACTTTATCCCAACCTTCTTTTGGAGAATGAATGCTCCAACAGAAAATCCTGTAAACTGGTCAAAAGATCAAATGCGATTAACAAATAAAGCCGGTCCCGAAGGACGAGCAACATTGTTCGCCTGGAGAGATGCGTATTTCTTAACTGAAGAGAATTTAAATAATATTAAAATTCTGTCAGAAGATTTACACACTTACCTTTTAGATCTAATGTCGCGTTCACGCGGTACATTAGTAAAAAATGCTCACAGATTCTTAAAATCTACCTTTAATAGATTGGATTATAGAACAGAGGGTTACAATGGAACCAAAGGATTTATGTCCTATGAAGCCAGTGTATCGGTATTTTTAAACAGTAAACCTGACAAAGGTCTAATGAGAAAATTATCGATAATAAATGATCCAGAGGCAAAAGCAAGAATCATTGCGATTCTTGATTATTGGACTCAGGAAGCACTTAAACCTTTACATGATCTACAATTCAAAATATTAAAAACATATTTTAAAAAAGATAGAACATTTACTCAGGACCCAATTATAACAGATAAAGATGAAAACCATTCTTACCATAGTTGTGACTTATCAGCTGCAACCGATCGATTTCCTGTAAAATTACAGGAAATGGTTGTTGCAAAACTGGTAAACCAAAATTATGCTAAGGCATGGAAATCACTTTTAGTAGATCAAGAGTTTTATGTACCATGGGAAGACAAATTCATTAAATATGAAGTTGGTCAACCAATGGGAGCATATAGTTCATGGTCTACTTTCGCAATAAGCCATCATCTTGTGGTAGCATATGCTGCACATCTAGCTGGGTTTCATCAACAATTTAATAAATATATATTACTTGGAGATGACATTGTAATCTATGATGACAATGTAGCCCACCATTATAAAATTATAATGGAAAAACTAGGTGTAGATATATCACCGCACAAAACACACACGTCAAAAGACACGTATGAATTTGCTAAACGATGGTTTAGAGCTGGAACTGAAATAACTGGAATACAAGTACGAGGTTTACTTGAAAGTATAAATAAATACCATTTACTTTATGCAAGTATAATGGAATTATACAATCGAAATAGACCAGCCCAAGTATTTGTTAGTGTCCCGGATCTAATCCTTAATCTATTAAAAAGAACAGGTACTTTCAGTAGAATGCGAACAAATATCCGAGTAAAACTCGAAGGTTTGCATGCCATGAGACTATATTTAACAGATGGCAAATCTGAAAATATTGTGTCACATATAACTAAAATATATAAAGATCAATGGTATCATCTTCCAAAAGAAGGTGAGGCATTAACACTTTTTATAAATAGCTATATCTACTTAAGTGCAAGTTCCATAATACAAAAAGGAACAGCACAAGCTTTGAATTA